ATTGAAACCGCTGATATAACAACGGCCGCCTAGCTCATTAGTGAAGAAATAGGTGAACTTATTTGCAGGGCTCAAATCTCGCTGATACTGAGGAAGTGCCTTTGTATAGTTGAGCGCCCCCGTCCATTCATAGGCCTGACCAAACATTCTGATGACAGAAGGGCGCCGCATTTCTATTGCCCAATTCGCCCACCTATTCGCTGCTCGATCTGGATCAGCTAAGCCATCTTTAGATGTAGCCGGATCGTATTCTCTGCTGTTAATAGGTTGCGGGCGCAGGATCTGATGCGCAGGGGTTGTGCCAAAACCAAGGGCACGCATGAATGCATAGGCACCTAAATAGTCCGTACCAGTGCGGAGCTGTGACCGCACCTGGACGTCATCCATGAAACAGCCATTCGGGTCGTAGCCCAGATAGCGATCCTCACCCGTGGGGTCTAGATCCTTGTCAAAGATGATGGGTGGCTTGGCGTTGTTGAAATAGTCTTCAGCGCCAAAGTCGCTTTGCATGTGGACATAGTTGTCCTCCCATAGATCGGAGTCCCACTTGGTCGCGTAATGGTCCTTCTTGCAAAGGAAGTGCTTGTTGTTGAAACGGACGGTGTCGCCCTGCCTGAAGTAAGGGTTGTCCTTCCGATACCAGCTGCCGCTATTGGCGTCTGTTTCGTCGTAGGGGTGGAGGCCGTGCTTATCCCAGCGGTTGGGCGGGACAGCGCGGCGCAACTCGATACGGTTCTCTCTAGCGGTGCCTCCAAGGGTGTTACCGACGCCAGGCGGGCGGGCAATAATGATCGCCTCGTCAGCGTCAAACTCGTTGTCAATAGAGCTGTCCGTGGTGTCTACCTGGAGCCCGTAGTCACGAACGATGTTGCGGCTGTCTGAATCGGTGTTGCTGCACCGGAAGGTGACAGAGCGCTGCTCAAGGTTGCGCGTATCGCGCAAACGCCGGACGTAAACCCTCAGACCACCAAGCGGCGGACGGGTGGGGTCTGAGCCGTTTTGGACAGGGCCGTTGCCATCAACGTTGGTGAACTTCTCCTGCGTCCTTAGCTTGGTCGGTGTCCCAGTGCGCCAGCACACGTCACTCAGGCGTGAGCGGTAGTCAGGGCCGCCAGGATTCTCAATCCAGAGGTAGCTGTCTTCCCCGTAGTTGTTGAGGCTGTAGCCGTCGTTATCCAAGACGAACGGGAAGTTATTAACATCACCAAGCAGCGCATCTTTTAGCTCAATATCCGACACATCGCCTTGGTCATCTTTGCAGAACCCAAGTGCAATTTCAGTGATATTTCCCGTCAGGCTGCTGATGTCCATTGGGGACACAATGCGCGAGACGTTCCAATTTTTGTCGGTGTTAAATGATTTTGGATTGAAGCCTTCTGATAAAGCCGATACACCTCCAAAGTTACTATTGCTGTTCGTAATTGTTAACTCGCCAGAGGATTGCGTCCAATGATGACATCCTTGGCCAATGGCAAACACGCTCACTTCTTGTATAAGAGCGCGGTTAATTGCACGAATATGGAATGACCTACGGTTAGGGTCCATTCTCACATTGTCAGGTACTTCATCGATATATGAGTCATAATCAGATTGACTATAATTTGACCAGTCTTTGTTTCTATAAACCTGCCAGCATCTCATGTCACGCTGAAGGCTCACCCCAGTAAATTGCGCTATAACTGTAGATTTAAAGCCGGTAGTTTTATTTCCATCTACAAGAATTCCGCATAGACCATAATCAGATCTTATGCTGCAATTATATATGTATGGACTTGAACCCCTTGTTGTATCAGTGTTTTCGTCTTGCTTGCCGGGATCAGGTTGCGGGCCAACAATTCTATTTTCATAATTCCGAGTCACTGCATAGCGGTCACTGATACCAGCAACACCGCTAAAGCTCAGGCGGATCTTTTCATAGAACTCGTCCAGCTGATCGGTGCCAGCAAACTCAAAGCAAGTCAGCAGGTGGTGGGACACCGTGGACTTGATCTTGTCAACGAACGAGAAGCCATAGAAATAGCCGCCGCCCGTCATCCTGAAGATTGCAGAGCGGTTTGACAGGTCGGCTGCTTCGTCCTCAGGGCTTGGGACGTAGCAAGGCGAAATGCGGCACTTCCTCAGGTCAGCGCTAATGATGCTGACGGACCTCGGCAGGATGATCCCGCCGCCCCTGTCCGGGTTGAACGAACGCAACTCATCAATGGTTGGTTCTTTGTTGTCCGTCCATTTGGGGAAGTTGGCGGCGGTGGGGGTTTTGCCGTTCCCGTTGATCGCTTCATGCGTACCGCTCATCACCACAATGGTGATGTTGTCGCCACACATCGTGCCCAAGTTCAGGTAGTCCCTGGACGTGATGATGGCTGCCTCAATGACAGCCCTATTGATTGTCTTGAAAGGCCGGGCCTCTGTATATCCGCACTCAAGGCGTTGGTTACTAATCCGCCTTACTTTTGCGTTAAATGTCCCGTCATCAGCTGTAGACCAATCGCCAGTTACAAATTTATCGCTGCCTGTATATGAGTTGACATAAAGAATGAAAGGCGCTGATAGCGGATCGTTGATTGTCGCGGCGCCCTTCGTGACTTCAGGGTTGCCAGCCAACTGGCGCAACATATTGGTGGCAGTATCCAGCTGCTCCCGTAACTGCCCTTGGCTGATGTCAATATGTCCAAGCGATTCTGAGTCGCCGCCTTTGTTTAGCTTGCTCACACCGACTCAGCCGATTGTCTGGACCAAGTTTAAAGCGGCTGCCAAAGTTAGCTAGGGGCGGAACCTATGGGGCCTGGATCAGCCTGATCTCCTCAGTCGTTACGAAGCTTGCAGTTCCAGCCAAAATTTCCTTCGGCCTCAAGTTCACCGCCGTGGCTGTAATCAGAATCTTGGCGCTGTAATACAGACCCCCGCCAAAGCTCCCCCCACAGCTCGGGCCACAGTCAATGGGGTAAGTCATCATCCAGAACTCTGCCTCGGCCTCACAGCCGTTATTGGTCATCATCAGCAGCTGCATGGGGACCAAGGCCGCGTCATGCTCCGCGTCGTAGCACTTACGGTCAATGAAGAACTCCAGCGTTCCACCGCCGCTGACAATCGACTTCACCTGCTCGCCCCATTTCTCGCTCACAGCCGTCACGTCCACGTTCGGGGCGTCCAGCTCCAAAGTCCATTCCCTCATCTCACACATCACCTGCCAGCCGGGGAAGCCGCCTTGGCCACGGTCCTGGACGTCGGCGTTGCCGTATTGCTCAAAGCCCGCGACAGGGAACTGAAAGCCAGGGGCTGACTGACAAAGGCTGATGTCGGTGTCTTCGTCCTGAACATCAGAGAAGGAATAGTCGTTTCTGACGTCCTGGCAGGGTGTCGCCCCATCACAACCCCACTGGCCGTTCCGATAATCAAACGCCTCAACCGGGCCGATGATGATGTCACCAGCGATGGGAGCCAGCTCAATCCGATCTGATTTGCAACCCTTCAGCGCGCTGCAACGGTTGGTGTAGAAGCTGATGTTCCCAAACGGGTCGAGGTGAACCCAGAAGTCGCCGGTCCCACAATCCTCTTCTGGAACATCGCCCCGGCCTGGCTTGCAATAGAAGAACGCCTCATCACCCTCTTTGTCGTCGGGGTAACCCTCGGGCGCCTTTTTGTAGAAGTCGTCGTCATTGTTGTCGATATGGTCCCTGTTCGGCCCTAAGAACCACTTGCTGCCGCGATAGCTGCCATAACCGCTGACCCGATAGGGGAGCCCACTTGGCTCGCAATAGATCGGCAGGTGAATGGCTGAAATCTGATCGCCGTTCCATAGCCACTCCGGCGCCGGGTTTAACCGGTCGCATCCAATATCAATGGAGCTATCCGGGAGCGTTGTTGTCCCGTCATAGAAAGGGCGCTTAAGCCGTAGGCGGCCACCAGCACCAAGAACAGCCATTACCAGTCACCGCTAGGAGCGCCGCTGCCTTGGAAGGCCACATCACAAGTAGACGCATCACCAACAGAGACGGTGGAACCGATGCTTGTCACGAAGCCTGCAACAGTCCATTGCTCGCCACCGTTCTTGTTGAACTGGAATTGAAGCGTCTGCATTGAGTTGTCCCGAATGCTTGCCAGGAACTCAGCAGTGCCCCTGTCGCTTGAGTCGTAATAGAGCGACGTCGTCCCGGTCACACCACGGAGCCCTTGGGTGTATTCCCGGTCATACGTTCCAAGGTGCGTGATTTCAATCGCGTCCCGCGCCATGTTCAACGTCCAGGATCGGCACTTCGCCACGATCTTGCCGTTGTAGTTCAGCTGGCCGTCAGCACCTGTAATAACAGACATCAGGGTGTCACCTCCAACGTTGCTTTGAGATTGACGGACACCCTTGACAGGCCCGGCTGGATTGATTCTATCGACGGTGGATCAGCCCACCTCCACCGCAGGTGGTTGGGGAAAACGTTTGCATCCATCCCAACGAAAACCTCGTCCGGCAGGTCCAAGTCATCAAAGGCTCCACGGGCTCGGTCAAAGCACTGAGTCACGTCCTCCAGGGCCTCATCGTCAACGATGAACTGGAGCGACATAGTCGCGTCCGTGGAGAGTGAGCCATATAGACGGATCACGCTGGCACCGTTCAAGCTTTGGAATTGCTTGGTTGGATAGTCACCAACTTGGTAGTTCCGCTTGGTTGGCTTGAGGGCGGGGAAGTTAACGGTCATCGTTCAATGTTGAAGTTGGCATCAGAGAAATCAGAGAGCAACAAGCTGGTGTCATCGCTCGCCAATGGCCAGTAGGTCGCCTCCACATCCAAGTTCCCCTCCTCATCAAAACCAACGCTTTGGACCTTGTAGCCCTGC